AGCGAACACAAATATATTATCGAAAGGATCGGGCGTTGGATCGGTTGACAATACTTCTGTATGGAAAGTAGAAATCGAACAAACATAGCTCTCTCAGTCAATACATCAACAGATACTTACTATATAATAAATTATATTAGACAATATTTGGAGGCATATAATGAACGAAATTAGCGAAGTTCCAAAGTATTTGTATCACTATACGAATATCAACTCACTCGCATTGATTTTACAAAGCAAGAAATTTCTGTTTAGTTCTTTGCCCGATCTTGACGACTTGGAGGAAGGCTTAATTAAGGATAGGCAAAAGTGGACAAAATATTGTTTTGTCAGTTCCTGGACATCTCAAATAAAAGAAGATATTCCTATGTGGAAGATGTATTGCAATGATCTAAAGGGAGTTCGCATTCGACTGCCGAGCAATCTGTTCCCGATATATGAAATAACTTCACCTCAAGTTGAAGATCAACTTGCTAAAATGGGCAGTATAAATTTATCCAAAAAACCTGATGACAAATTAGGTGATGCTCCCATCGAAAGTCCAAAAATATGGTTCAGGTCCCCGGTTCCAATCGAAGAGTTCTTCAATGAACAATACAGCTTTTTATCATCTTCATTCAAAGGTGTTGAGCTAGTTAAGGTGAATTACACAGATGAAGAAGACGATATCCTTCAAAAGATCGGATCAATTAGCGGCGAACTTCTCGAAGTCGCACTTGGCAAATTAGGGAAAGCTAAACGAAGTCATTGGGACTTTCAAAAAGAGTGGCGATATATAGTCCGCATTTTACCGGTGCCGTTTAGACAAACATTCCCCTTTCTACCAGGGTTTAATAAAGACTTTATGTCAGCCGCTATCGAACTATGCTTGAATTTGCCTTTCTCGAACTATTTAATGTGTGTAGACGAAAAAAAATTCGAGGATATGGAGATTACTCTCGGGCCAAAAGCAAATGAAGGTGATCGAGCAATGGTTGAGCTGTTAATTAATGAATACAATCCATCTGCTAGTTGGAAATACAGTGACCTCAAAGATAAAATCCGATAATGGCATAGAGGAGATTTTTATGAGCTACGAGTTAATGAATGAAAAGTCGATTTGCTGTCCTTGTAAAAAAGGATATATTACTGCTAGGTTTTTTAGTAATGATTGGAATCAATTTAGATCCTCAATTTCTATTGAATGTCCGACGTGTGAAAAGCTATACAAGATACAAAGTCGTAGTGTCATACACGGTGATCACTGCGATGAAATGCTATATATTGTATCAAAGGACGACTCTATTTGTTCTAATGGAGATTTGGATGATTGTAAAACATTCTCTGAATTACTTAGCGTTCAGTACCCCTTAGAGCTTTTGGTTAATATTTATAATAGCTTAGCTCCTATAACAAATTACAAATATATCTGTAACTATGAAGCCAAAAAAATAGCTTATGAATGCAAACGTAAAACGGGGACATTGAAGGTCAGTGCTCTTAAAAAGCATTTACAGGATGCAATCCAGAATTATGATTCGTACGAAACAAATTGGATTAAGGAACGTGAAAGAATAAATGAGGTCATTTCAAGAAGTATTCCCCTCCGATTTTAATCTTAGGAAGGTAGTAAAGACCGAATATTTTCCGGACGACATTACCAATTTGCCCTGATACAATGGTAGTGTAAAAACTGTAGGAAGCCTTCACGGGAAACCGTGAGGGCTTTTTGTATGCTACTGAGGTGATCTCTGATGCCATTGAAACCCAAGCGTCCGTGTTCCTATCCCAGTTGTCCTAACCTGACGACCGAACGGTTTTGTGATGAGCACGCTAAGAAAGAATCACAGCGATATGAACAATACGATCGTGACCCAGCAAAAAAGAAACGCTACGGCCGATCGTGGCGACGTATTCGTGACCAGCAATTGGTTGAGCATCCACTGTGCGAGCAATGCGAGAAAGCCGGCAAGGTCACCCCGGCTCGCGAGGTTCATCACATCAAACCTTTATCGCAGGGTGGAACGAATGATTCAACTAATCTCATGAGTCTCTGCACTCCGTGCCACTCAGAGATCACGGCTCGCGAAGGCGGAAGATGGAAATGAGGTTCGGTCCAAATTGTAGGCCGAACCAAACCGGTAGGGGCCGGTCAGATCTCTGTGACCTGGGTTTTGGAGACCGGGCGTGGGGCTTCGTGTTGAAAAACGCGCTTTCAAACGAGGGAATAGCCCCATCCCCGCAAAGTGAGGTGATACTTTTGGCAAAAGACGGTACCAACCGTGGCGGCGCTCGTATCGGCGCGGGCGCAAAAAAGAAGCCATTAGCCGACAAAATTGCTGAGGGCAATCCTGGCGGCAGAAAACTGACTGTGATGGAATTTCAAGATGCAGCAGATCTCAAAGGTCTTGAAATGCCTGAACCAAACAAAATGCTCGAGGCCATACAAAAAGACGGCAAGACGCTCGTCGCGAGCGAAATCTACAAATCCGCCTGGACTTGGCTGAACGAACGTGGCTGTGCGGTACTTGTAGCGCCGCAGCTTTTGGAGCGGTACGCCATGAGCGTGGCCAGGTGGATTCAGTGTGAGGAAGCAGTCACCGAATACGGCTTTCTGGCAAAGCACCCAACAACAGGCAATGCCATTCAGAGCCCATATGTGGCAATGGGTCAGAACTACATGAATCAAACAAACCGCCTATGGATGGAGATTTTTCAGATCGTAAAGGAAAACTGTACCGGCGAGTACAGCGGTGTGAATCCGCAAGATGATGTTATGGAGCGGCTCTTAACCGCCCGGAAAGGAAAATGATATGGCAAAATACAAAACTTCTGAAAGTGTCTGCAAGGGTCACCCAGATAAACTCTGCGACCTGATTGCCGACAGCATTCTTGATGCGTGTCTGCGCAAAGATAAATCTTCCCGCGTGGCCTGCGAGGTCATGGCGACAAAAGGCAAAATCATCGTAGCGGGCGAAATCACCTGCTCGAAAAAAGTAGACATCCGCTGGGTGGTCCGCAGAGTTCTTGAGGAGGTCGGCTACAACCCATGGAAATTCATCGTATTTGTATTCGTCCACCAGCAAAGCAAAGATATCGCTGGTGGTGTGGATCAAGCGCTGGAATCTCGTGCTGGAGATACCTCTTGGTATTCCATGCTCGGCGCTGGCGACCAAGGTACTGTTTATGGCTATGCCACAGATGAGACGGTAGAAAAACTTCCGCTCCCTCTCGTATTTGCTCATGGCATTTGTCGAAAGCTCGATAGCACCATGAAAAATGGCGTCATTAAGGGCATTGGTCCTGATGGCAAAGCCCAGGTCACTGTCGAGTATGAAGATGACAAGCCCAAGCGCATCAAAACGATTATTGTTTCTGTACAGCACCGCGCTGATAAGGATTTAGAGATTCTCCGCAGTGAGATCATCTCCCAAGTGCTGTGGCCAGTGTTCGAAAAATTCGCGTTTGATGATACTACCGAAATCCTCATCAATCCCTCCGGCCGTTTTGTCGAGGGCGGACCTGCAGCTGACACCGGTTTGACTGGTCGAAAGATTATGGTCGATAGCTATGGCGGTCTTGCTGCTCATGGCGGTGGTGCATTCTCTGGAAAAGACCCGACGAAGGTTGACCGCTCCGGTGCCTACATGGCTAGAGCTATTGCAAAGAACATCGTCCGTTGCGGCTATGCCAAACGCTGTCAGGTGGCCATCTCCTATGCTATCGGCAAGGCTGATCCTGTTGCGGTTGAGATTGACACCTTCGGTACGGGTGCTGTCTCTGATGAGATTCTTCGCAAAGCGGTCCTTGAGGTTTTTAACCTGCGTCCAGCGGCAATCATCGAAGCACTGAGTTTGCGAGATCCGATTTATGCAGATACAGCAGCCTATGGCCATTTCAGCGGAACGCTTTCTCGCTGGGAATGGCTGGACCGTTATAACGAACTAAGAGAGGCGGTAAAGAAATATGCTGATTGAGAAAAAGAAAACCGCCGAGCTTCTGCCTGCGGACTACAATCCCCGTAAGGACTTAAGACCCGGCGATCCGGAATACGATAAGCTGAAGCGCTCTATTGAACAGTTTGGATACGTCGAACCGGTCATCTGGAATAAGGTGACCGGCTGTGTTGTAGGTGGGCATCAGCGTTTGAAGGTGCTCATCGACATGGGTATCGCCGAAGTCGAGTGCGTAGTGGTCGAGATGGATGTTGAGAAGGAAAAGGCTCTTAACATCGCGCTGAACAAGATTTCCGGTGAATGGGACAAAGAAAAGCTGGCTCTACTCATTGCAGATTTGCAAGGTGCAGACTTCGATGTATCGCTCACAGGCTTTGATCCCGCTGAACTAGACGATCTGTTTAAGGATAGTATCAAAGACGGCATTCACGATGATGATTTTGATGTGGAAGCAGAGTTAAAGGAACCGCCGATCACCAAGCTCGGCGATATCTGGACCCTTGGACGACACCGGCTGGTTTGTGGTGACAGCACTAAGAAGGACACCTTTGAACTGCTGATGGCCGGAGCCAAAGCCAATCTCGTGATCACCGACCCACCTTACAACGTCAACTATGAAGGCAGCGCTGGTAAAATCAAAAACGACAACATGGGTAACGACGCCTTCTACCACTTTCTGCTCGATGCCTTTACAAACACCGAAGCGGTCATGGCAACTGACGCCAGCATCTATGTTTTCCACGCCGACACCGAAGGGCTAAATTTCAGGAGAGCCTTTGTGGATGCCGGTTTTTATTTGTCCGGTTGCTGCATCTGGAAGAAGCAGTCGTTAGTTCTGGGGCGCTCTCCATACCAATGGCAACACGAGCCTGTGCTCTACGGTTGGAAGAAAACAGGAAAGCATCAGTGGTACACCGGTCGTAAGGAAACCACCATCTGGGAGTTCGACAAGCCTAAGAAAAATGGCGATCACCCTACCATGAAGCCGGTCCCGCTCTTGGCGTATCCGATTATGAACAGCAGCATGAGCAACACGCTGGTGCTCGATCCATTCGGCGGCAGCGGCTCAACCCTCATCGCCTGTGAACAATCTGACCGCTCCTGCTATACCATCGAGCTTGATGAGAAGTTCTGCGACGTTATTGTTAAAAGGTACATCGAACAGGTCGGCTCTAGCGACAAGGTTTCTGTTCAGCGGGATGGTCTGCTCTACTCCTATGTAGAGGTGACAGTCAGCGAGGATATCAAGGCTTGACGATGGCACCGCTGATGATGAACCAAC